ATCCCGTTTCAGGAAATCAACATGTCGGTTTTCCAGTTCCGGAAAACGCCGCTGTACCGAGAGAGGGATCCCGTCAAGAATACTGGCAATTTCACCTGCGATCCGTGACAGCACGAAAGTACAGAATGCGGTTTCCACCACTTCTGCGGAGTCTCTGGCATTCTTCAGCTCCTGGGCGTCAGCCTGCGCACGCGTAAGTCGATGGCGTTCGTACTCAATAGTCCCAGGCTGGAGATCTGCCTCGCTGGCAGCCCTGTAATCCTCAACCTCTTTACGGAGTTTTTCATTTTCGATATCAGCTTCCCTCTGCGCATACCACTGAATTGCCATGGCGGTATCAAATACAGATTCAACGCCCTTACCACCTCCGGAGACGCAAGGGAGTCCCTGAGACTGCCAGCGTTCAATCGTTCGCGGATCCACGTTGAAAATTTCGGCAAGTTTCTTTTTATTAACCTTCATGAAACAGTCTCACAATAAATACAGGGTCCGACATGAAAGTGCCCGAAAATGACTTTTTTAGGCGTTTTCATGTCGGACCTTTTACGGATTCGATATTAGAAAAAACAGATAGTTATGTTCGAGAAGTACCGACATGATTTTCCCCGGAAAATTTTCATAAATAGCGAAAACCCGCGAGGTCGCCGCCCCGTAACCTGTCGGATCGCCGGAAAGGACCCGCAGGCGTTCTGGTTTATTCGCAATGAATTCAATATCTGACAGACCTGAATACACGTCCTGTTTCTTCCACCCCCGCACAGGACTGGCGAGCATGAGGGACAAACCCGCGCACCATAAACGCGGTAAAAACCCGGTGTGCATCGTTTTTGATTATTCCCGCACACTCACGCAGAAGGAATTCCCCGTCGGGCTACGGTCATGGTTAATGCGGGAATACAGCGACGATACTGCGCATGATGTGTCAGACTTGAATACCCTTATCGAATCCCGGTAATAAAAACTGTCCCTGTCTCTCCAGGCGTTTCAGCTTTGCAAGCAATTGAGGTTTTTTCGTTCTTCCCCAGCGATTGAGCAGCCGGCCAGACATACTGGCGACATCCTTCTCTTTCATATACTCCAGCATTATGGCGTTGCGTTCTGCTTCATAACTTTCGCTGTACTTACGGAGTTCTGCTGACATCCAGTTAAAGGCATTTATATAGGCCTCTTTAACGGCGTCGGCTTTTGCGCCATTAAATCCCATGACCAGCATAACGAAGCCACTAAAGTCCATGCGGTAGTAAATCTGTTTCTTGTCGAAAATCCCTAATTCATTGATTTTTTTCGGCAACGCAAAAATGCGCGCTCCGGAAATCTTCAGAGCAATGACAATTTTTCAGCGCCCTCAATACGTCCGCGTGACGCTTACCAAAAGCCTTTGCGATCTGGAAGGTGTCAGTTACCGGTTGACCTTCTGCTGCGGTAACTAACTGGCGAAAGTCAAAGTCATGATTCACAATTAATTCATTCATGGCGTTACCTGCTACTTCGAAATGAACCTTTGCCGCACAGGAAACCAGCCCACCGAGGCTCGCCAGCACTAACTGGTATCCTCAAAGGCCCATTCCAAAGGGTCAGGTTCGGTGGTTATTGTGCGCTGCGGTGCGCGGTGAAATACCTATACAAAAACGCCCCGCATCTGCGAGGCATTTTCCTGAAAGTCACTTGTTAAATTTCAGTGAAATTAAAATTATTTTAAGCACTGCGTCCTAATGTACTCCTGCAAGTAGTTAACCTGCGCGGTTATCCTGTCGATTCCACTTCGGAGACGGTAATAATTGAGTTCAGCATCTGCTGTAAGTCTTGGGCTTTCTCCATCGCCCATGCCGCTGGCTCCGGTCTTTGACTTTGCACAGGAGGCGGCGACTTGCAGCCGCTTACGCCCAGCAGAAACATCATCACGGAGACTTTCGATAGTCGCGTTAGCATCAGCAAGCTCCTTTGTATATCTGGCATCGAGTTCTGCTACATCACGTTGACGCTTCTGCATATCAGCGATGATGGATGTGGCTTTATCGCGCTGGTCTTTGTAGGCGATGGCGTTATCACGGTAATGATTAACAGCCCATGACAGGCAGACGATGATGCAGATAACCAGAGCGGAGATAATCGCGGTTACTCTGTTCATTACTGACCCCACAAACAGATTTCACGCTCAATCTCACGACGAGTCATGAGACCTTTCCATTGCTTACCGCCAGCATATGTCCAGCGACGTAGCTGATCACATGCGCCTTTGATATCGCCCTGGTTTATTTTGCGAAGAAGCGTCGATGTTCTGAAATTGCCAGCACCCACGTTGTAAACGAATGAGTAAAGAGCGCCGCGCGTTGTTTCCGGTATATCGACTTTGATGTACGGGTTAATTTGTCTGGCGACAGTGGCAAGGTCTTTATTCAAGAGTGCTTTGCATTCTGCTTTGGTATACGTTTTACCGAGCATGATGTCTTTTCCTGTATGCCCGTGACATACAGTCCATACACCAACAATATCTTTGTATGGTATGTAGCTGACACCTTCCAGACCATCGTTACCACTTGGGCCAGTGATTAACACTGATGCTATAGCAATTGCTCCGCCACCAATAGCAGCAACAACGGCTTTTCGTAATGATGGAGGCATTATTCACCTCTCGCAGCCTTACGCCTGTCTTCTTTAATCTTGAAATAAAGATTTGTCAGATACGTCAGCAGGCCAAAAACCAGGCTACCCAGCACACCGATTGCAGCCCACTGTGACGGAGTTACTTTATCGAGTAACTGCAATGCCCAGAAACCAGCATTACCCGCCGATGTGCCATAGGCAACACCTGTTGTTAACTTATCCATTGATTTCATATCCTCACCCCGATGTACACGGATGGTGCAATATGTTTGAAAATATCGGAGTCTACGGGGTAGTTTTTACAGCACACGTTGTTCTCAACGGCGCTAAAAAAACATACACATTAAAAATGTGGTTAATTATTTTGAAAGAAAATCATATATTAATTAATAATACGAGAAATGTTTTCATATTTAGTGTACTGTATACGGCCATTTATACAGGAAAAGCCTATGTCAGAACGTAAAGACTCAAAATCACGCCGTAATTATCTCGTTAAATGTTCCTGCCCAAACTGCACCCAAGAGTCAGAACACAGTTTTTCAAGAGTACAAAAAGGTGCCCTTTTGATCTGCCCTCATTGCAACAAAGTATTCCAGACAAATCTTAAAGCTGTAGCCTGATTGATTTTATTCGCAACAAGTATTTTTTATATTTTAATAATATATTTAAAGCAGATAATAAAAAACCCGCCTGAGCGGGTTTAATATTGTGGTGCTTTTTGTGAGAGTCATCCACTTACGCACTTTGTTTTGCTATGCCAGCAGTTAGCTTCTGCTGTAAAACTATTCATGCAGCAAACCTGCACTTCACCACAATGGTTAGCATACTTTTCCTGATTAAGTTATTACCAAATATGCTGGCCATTGTTTCATGTATTGGACCGCCTTACTCTTTATTAAAGAGATCCAATATTCACCACTCTGTCTGTATCTCCACTCAGGCATCAGCCTTCTTCGTTATCGTATACAGACAAACTATGAATTTTAATCATTAATGATGACATTTGCTGCTGCAGGACCTTTAGCACCACTCTCTACAGAGAAGGTAACCTTTTGACCTTCAAATAAGGTTCGATAATTATCATTCTGAATCGCAGAAAAATGCACAAACACATCTTTACTACCATCAACAGGAGAAATAAAGCCGAAACCTTTATCAGCGTTAAACCATTTTACTAAACCAGTCATTTTATTTGACATTCTACATTCCTTAACTTGAGCCTTTCGGCATAAATGGTTTGTATAACAGAAACGACTTCGTACTTAATTGGAGAGACTCAAAGAAGGAATAAGTGAATAACACCTGAAATGAGAACTGCTTTAGTAAACTACTTCGTATATCGTCTGTTCTTCAAACCGACGCAATCATTAACGCATAGTTGAACATATGAAGCAATGTTTATTTTAGACATCCAGCCATCTTCAACCCCATCAAAAAACTATAGCTTTCTTCAGGAACGTGTGTATAGTGCGCCAAGTTATCAGTATTAAGGAATTTTTTGTCCCGTAAAATGACAGGAATTGTCAAAACCTTTGACTACAAAAGCGGCAAAGGTCTTATCATACCATCCGATGGCCGTATCGATGTCCAGCTGCACGTTTCTGCTCTCAATCTCCGCGATGCAGAAGAAATTACCACAGGATTACGCGTGGAATTTTGCCGAATCAATGGTCTACGTGGACCTTCAGCTGCCAATGTTTATCTTTCATGAGCTATATTAAAGCTTTTACTTTAAGCCCCATCGGATCACACATGGAGAGTTTTTATGAATAACCCCGTCTGCCTTGATGACTGGTTGATTGGCTTTAAAAGCTTATGCTGTACTTTGGCCGTAATAGCTCTGCTAATAATATAATAAGCAGACTCATTGTGTTTAGGGACATTGTACTGGAAGAAAACATTTTAAACATCAGGCAAATAACTAAGTCACCAGCTAAATAATAAGTTAACAGACATGGGTCCCGGGATGAGGTTCAACATCACCATTGCCCCATTTAAAGCACAAAACCCGCTCATCAGCGGGTTTTCTAATTTCTTTCTAAACATCAGATATACAAAGCCCATCATTGAGGGAATCTTATCCATATTTTTTGAAAAATGCAAGCATCACGTTGCCATCTTCATTGAAAAACCTTTATCGTGTTACTTTTATCAATTGCACTTCAGCATAGAGTTATCCCAGGCAGCACTTTAAAGACTTCTACATTACACACACCTTGTCTCCCCTTCTCGTCATATCTGCAAGACCGATATGCATGACGCAGTACATACGCTGAACTGCTTTATCCATCAGCATATTCTAGTGCTAAAGCGACTTCAGTAGCAGAAGCAAAATTCTGCTACTGTGCCAAACAGGAGTAAACGTCATTTTATGTAATGTTGATTGAGTGGTCATAGTATCACCTCAATAACAGCTCTTCGCCCTATCATTGAAAGCATATCTGCTATAATTAAAAAGCCACTTAACATCAGGACTTCAAACATGACTTCAAATCAATCTGAAAACGAAATAGTTAATACTGTCAAAAAATATGCATCATGTGCTGACGATGCTTTGCAGGCAGGCAAAGAAAACGTTAAAGATAAATTTAGAAATTATCCACTGACTAGCGTGGTGGTCGCTCTAAGCATAGGGTTAACGCTTGGTTTTATTATTGGCAGAAAATAATCTTAAGCCTCCCATAAGTCGTACACAATCACATCTACCAATTAATGTTCCATTAGTAAAAAACCACCTCCTGTGGAGGTGGTTTAAGGATAGCAACAAAACACAACCTACTTTAAACGGCTATATTCTGCTATATCTAAATAATAGGTTCTCTTTTATCATCCGGTGAAAAAGGGTTCAATGGTTGCCCCTCATCAGGACGCTCAACGGGCTCATCATCAGGCTTACGGTCATCAAAATCTGGATGTTCTGACATATTCCACCCTAGTATTTTTATGCAGGAAAGATTATTTACTCTTTCCGGTTGTCTTTTTTATTATCCTTACCCTTACTATCCTCATTGTTTTTATTCCTGTCATGAGATTTTTCATTTGAATCACTTACATATAATGTATTCATGGGGACTCCAGTTTTTTAACAGCACAATGCTGTATCTGTAATTATAGATGCAATTAATCATTATGGTATGTATGTTTCATGCACAAATCAGAAACGCATCTAGTGCTTTAATTAATATGGATTTTATTGCTGTAGATTTACAAAAATTTTCATAATTAACCAGCAATATAAGACAAATATCTCATAACATGAGGGAAATCAAGCTCATTTAAAGCAATTTATAATTTTCATCCTACTATTTTCCCTACACTGCCAACACCAGTTTCGTCGCAACACTCTGACAAGACACCTATAAAATCAGTTTCGTTATCACCTTAATTTTCTTCATGGGTAACAAACCGGTAATACATCGATAGCCTGATTGATGCACGTTACTGTTACCTCTTCCCTGCATCAGGATGGCTTCCCAAGATGATATGGTTAATCACACTGGAACATTCACGCATAACCGTTTCCTTCATATCCTGCCGTTTTAGCATGTCTTTTCCCCTTCTTGTTAATATCAATGACTAACACAAATCTAAAAAAGCCAGCAATGTAAAAAAACTGCATTCACGGCAACCAGAATGGTTACCGTTCTGCACAAAGTTTATGTCCACAAAAAAACCACTCTGCGCGGCTTATTGATATTTTCCACCGGTATGCATATAAGGCTCATCATTGGAAAACTCTTTGCACGTTTCCTTAGAAAATACAATCGTTATGTCGCCATCGTTCGGTGAAAATCTTTTATCTTGTCACTTTTCTCAGTTGTGCTTCTGCATACGCTTCTTCCTGCCAGCACTTTGTTACCAGTTTATCAATGACGTCCGCATACCCCTTGTACCACTGATAATCTGTCAGGTCCGGTACCAACTTCTGGACATGACGTCGTGCCAGTGTGGTCGGTAAACGACTAAACCTGTTTCCATTACAACGCCCACAAATCTTATAAACCGGTACGCCATGAAGCCGGGTTCTTTTTTCATCCAGGACAATACCTTTACCCTTACACCCTCTGCACGCTGTGCTGACTTCGCCCTTACCATGGCAATGCTGACATAGTTCCTTCCCCCATTCTTCCTTGATAACAGATTCCCCACTTCTGTAGTGTTTCACCACTTCGCGCAATACATTATGAAATCCCGTACCTGCACAATGTTCACAGCGAGCCTTACTTGCCGCAGACCTGGAATAATCAGCAAAGGCAAAATTCACAAGGTAAGGGATGATCTGTAACCGGGTTTCTTCACTCAATTTGTTCAATATCGGGTTATCCAGTGCCATCGCGTAATTGAGCAGACCTTCAATCGCAAACTGAGGGTTCTGAACACCAACTTTTGCCAGAAATAAGGCAAACCCAAGCGGTGCTTTCGACTGCACCATCCCCTGCGCAGCCATCACATCCGTAATTGTTAAACCACCAGAGCCTGTCGCCGGTGCGTCATCGCTCAGTTTTGGTGATTTCGGGGAGTAATATTTCGGTAAGACTTCAAGGTTCATGCTCGTTCTCCACTTACGCCAGCACGCCAATTGCCAGCGCACGATCGATAAAACGAAATATCAGCTTCAGCTGGGAGCCATACTTCTCTTCAAATGCCACGGTATCCGCATGCAGCTCGTCGTGATGCTTTCTGCACAAAGGCAACACAAAGAGGTCATGCGCTTTTGTAGCCATTCCACCCTGACCGTGGCCTATCAGGTGGTGGGGATCATCAGCAGGCTTTCCACAACATGCACACGGCTGTGTCTTAACCCAGCGCGTGTACTTTTCGTTAACCCAGCGGCGACGTTTGGGGCGTAACATAAAAGACTCCGGCGACTCCGGATCCACTTTCAGCGCCAGCACCTTTTTCGCTTTATCCTGGATAATGCTGGTGGCAGGAACCGAAGGCACAAGGTCACTTTCCCGGGTGACAGACGGCACAACAGGCTTCGGTAATCTCAGTGCCTTACGGGCTGCACTTTCCGGTAAGGCATCCGCCAGGTCATTACGAATCAGCCACCAGCACAGTTCCGGCATTGTCACAACGTGACTATCATCAAAACCGAGATCCCGACGCACAACAGACAACACCCAACGGGCACAGTTATCCGTTGCCATTGATTCCAGCCGTTCCGTGAACTGATCGCGCAGCTGGTTATCGCAGTGCCAGCACAGACGGATTGCGCCCGGGGCGTGTCGCATTGTGGTCATGTTCTCGCTGTGCCAGTCGGAATGAGGCCACTGGCAGCCCTTTTCACGAAGTAACCAGCTTTCAAGACATTCCACGCCACCAGCACGACGGATCACTGCCTCATTGCGGAACACGGCCCGAACGGCAGGATCATCCGCCAGCGGTTGTGATGCCGCCGGAACGGCACCACTGGCGAAAGATGAATAACGCTCCGGCTCAGGCTCCAGCAGGACACGCCCCTGCATAAACAGGGGCATCAGCTCTGAACCTGGCCTGAACAATACGATCCCCATACGCGGGGCAATTTCAGGGGTCAGCAGTGCTCTCACGGTCACCTCAGCGAACGGTATTGCATGAACGCAGAAGAAAAAAATTCAGCCATCACGCAGTAAACTCCTTCACCAGCGTTTCAAACTGGCTTACCTGGCCTTCCAGTTCCGCCACGCAATCCACCAGCTCATCCACCGCCTTTTGTGTGCGGTGTTTTGCCTGCAGCAGATCACGCAGCGCCGGAGTAAGCTGCTTGCAGAGCGTATCCTTTGCCACGCTCGTTTTTTCCATCTGTTCAGCACAACGAAGCATCTCCTGTGCCTGCCGACGAAGTTGTTCCGGTGAAACAGTGGTTGTTCTGTTATTCAAAATAAACGCTCCGTTTTACTGCCCGACATGCGTTTATTGCTGTATCTGCGCGGATTGCCCGGAGTCATGGGTGTGGAAAGAACCCGGGCACTCTCCTGGTCCACAGGCAGAAAATGTCCGTTATAAAAACGCCGGTAAATCGTCCCCAGAGAACCGTTACGTTGTTTCGTGATATTGATTTCTGCGATGCCCCTGGCCTGCGTATCCGGGTTGTACACTTCATCCCTGTAAAGCATCAGAATGATGTCTGCATCCGCCTCTATTTCTCCGGAATTTTTCAGGTCCGAGTTCATGGGGCGTTTATTGGGTCTGGATTCCACGCCGCGGGAGAGCTGGCTAAGAGCAATCAGCGGAAAACCGCCGGATTTTGCCAGGCTTTTAAGTCCCTTTGAGATTTCCCCCACCGCAAGGTCGTGACGCCCCGTGCTGCGGGTTTTAATCAGGCCGAGGTAATCGACCACCACCAGCGCCGTTTCCGGGTGTTTCATCCGGTGGTGCTTCGTGGTTGCACATATCTCATCAATGGTCAGGTTTGCCTGGTCCACCATCCAGATATTACGCCCCGTCATTCGTCCCACGCCCTGCGAGAAACGCGCCCAGTCTTCATCTTCAAAACGGGCAACAGACTTAAGACGTGATACCGGCATTCCTCCAGCCGCAGACACCATACGTTCACCAATCTGGATGTTCGACATCTCCATGGTGAACAGAAGCACACCATGCCCCTGCTCAGTCACCTTGTCGATGATGTCCAGCGCAAGTTCGGTTTTCCCCATCGAAGGACGGGCGGCAATGAATACCAGGTCTCCGGGCTCCATACCGCCCGTTTTTGCGTCCAGTTCATCAATACCGGTCATCAGCGCCCTGGATTTCTCCAGTCCCTGATTGCGGCATTCAACACGGTCGACCACTTCCGGAAGGACATCATCAATGTGAACCGGCTGAATGACGCCCTTTCCTGTCGACAGTGTGACCATCATGTTCTGCGCATCCTTCAGAGCATCCTCGGCTGCTTCACAGGTATGCGCATCACGTAAATTCTGTAATGCTTCAGTCAGTGTTTTTTCTGCATCGCGCAGTGCGGCATTTCGCCGCAGCGCTGCAACATAGTGCTCCAGTGAAGACTTCACCCAGGTTTTACGCCCGGTGTCGGTAATCACCGGGGCAAGTTCCGGCATCTCATTGCACAGCAGCACGGGGTCAATGACGCCGGATACGCGAGCCTGTCTGCAAATCCCCGCGTAAATATCCCTGTACTGACGCACGAAAAAGACATCCGCCGGAAGCGTGGCCAGAATATCCATCACTTCCGGATCAGCCCCACGCAGAAAAAACGCGCCAATCACGGCACCTTCCAGGTCATCGTTACGCCATGCCGGATTTGTCGTTTTTGTCATGCTGCCACACCTCTGATATGCGCACGGTAGCTTTCCCAACCAAACACCAGGCAGTTACACCCACCATCAGTAACGCGATCCACAATCCGTTCACCAATGGATTCTTTAAGCTGTTCAAACGTCAGGTTGCTGATCAAAATTGTCGGTAAAACGCTTTCGTAACGCGCATTTATGATTTCCTGCAGGATGGTTATCTCTGTAGGCGTGCCGAACTGCACACCAACCTCATCAATGATCAGCAGGTTCAGTGAGGCGAAATGAGCGAGAACTTCATCCTCGGTACGCTCTGAATTGTGGCGCCAGGTATTTTTCACAGCGCGGGTCAGTCGCATAACATCCGTAATTTCGACGGTCGCCTGGTGGTGGCGAATAATATTTTTTGCCATTGATACAGCCAGATGATTTTTCCCGGTACCACAATTGCCAATCATGACCATGCTGGTACCCGCAGCAAGACACTTCTCCCATGAACCGGCATAGCGCCGACAAGCCTCAAGATTTCTCTGTGCGTCAGCATTCACCGCCTGATAATTCTCAAACTCGCAGTTCTGGAAGCGGCGGGCAATACCAGCCCTGTCGAGTAATTCATGAACTTTCAGGATGCGTAACGCCTCCTGTACCTGATCCAGCTCATTCGCAATGCAGGTCGGGCAACCAGACACCCGTTTGATGGTTTCCCCACGAACATCTGGCCCTTTCAACACCAGACGTGTGTATTTCCCGTGTTTCTCACACTCAGCAGTATCCTCGCTTGTCAGCCAGTGTTCACAGCGCCACGGACGCTTCCCGACACGGGCAAACTGCATCTCCTCCTCCAGTTCCGCCCTGCGGTTGAGCAATTGCGCTTTGTCGTGTTGTGCGTAGTGTTTTTTTAACTGTTCAAACATTGTTCATCACCTCGAAAAATCACCAGTTGAAGTTCGTTGAACCGTAGTCCTGCTCACTGAATCCCGAGATCGGGAGGCCGGTAGTTCGCCCACCTCCGGGAGCGGCTGGCTGTTGCCAAGATTCCTCGAAGTGACGATCGGGTCCAAAGAACGTCGCAGCCTGCTTCACGAACTGTGTGCCGATATTTCCGGTAGCTCGTACCCAGGCGGCATACCGCTTCACGCCATCAAGCATGGTCTCCGGTTTTATTCCCTCCCTGATACGGGCTTTCCAGGCTTTGAAGGCTGCTGACTTGGAATTGCCACCGGCACGTTTGGGATATTCCTGCCAGGCCTGTTCAAATTCCGGTGAATATTCCTGTCGGGCAGAACGCGCTGGTGCAGACGCGTCAGCGGATGCGCCAATAGTTGATTCATTGACTGGTTCTTTGACTGGTTCAAAAGAGTGACTGGTTCTGGGTGAATCTCCTGCACTACCCCCTAGTGCAACTCCTGCACCACCTGGTGAATTTGTTGCACTAGGTAGTGAATTATTTGCACTACCACCTAGTGAATCTTTTGCACCATCAAGACGAAGAAGATAAATATTGCTCGAGTTGCCTTTTTCACCTTTCCGGGAAACTTTTTTTACCAGTCCCGATTCACAAAGAGCCGTAATATGATTCATCACAGAACGTTTGCTAATCTCGCACTGATCAGCAATATGCTGATAGCTGGGCCAGCACTCGCCCTGATCGCTGGCATTATCAGCCAGCTTAATCAGAACCAGTTTTCGCAATGGATTCCCCACACGAATTTTCATCGCTTTAACCATCAGCTCCATGCTCATAGAGCACCTCCCAGGCGTTTAAACATTTTTCCGGACTGAAACGCCATCAACGGATAGCTAATGGTGTAGTTACGCCCCAGTAATTCACACACAACTTTCTGGCTTTCGGTGCTGACCAGGCAAACCCGCAGAACGTGACCGTTGCTGGTGGCGAACCACTGCCCCACACGGGGGCAACGGTTGTATCGGTGATACAGGGAATTAACGATGTAGCGGATCATGGACGCACCTCCGCCGTAGTTACGTATTTAACCGGGCTACCTTTCATTGAGATGGTTTCACACATCTCTGCCGCTTTCAGTTCCGCCGTTTTTCTGGATTTATAGCGACGGTGCCAGACAGATACATCCGTGCGAACTGATACATCGTTTCTGTATTCCGTAGTGGAGATGATGATTTCGTAACTAATCATGGGCGTACCTCCCATTGATTACGGCGAAAAGCAGTGTGATTCAGGCTGGTTTCAGCCTCATGGAATGCTCCAATGCAGCTCTCGTAGTACCGCATTGTGCGTAGACTTAACCCAAGCTGAAGCATCATCAGGCCATCAAGGGTGATGTAATAACCACGCAGGGAGTCACCATAGATGTGGTAAGTACCCGGTATGAAGTTGCGGGTAAAAAATTCGCGCGAGCAGTTCAGATACTCGATTTTGTCGACGATGTTCTGGTGCATGCGCTTAAAGTGGCAGGCAACATGCAGGGAGAAAATAACAGCTTTGCCGTTGACGACTTCGATTTTGAGGAATGGGGAAGTTGGGACTGTAGCCATGATGGCAGCCTCCTTGATCGGTGAAAAACTTCCACCACCGGAGCTGCGAAACTCATGGGTGGTGAACTGAACAGGGTTCGCAGTACCGGCGATCAAGGAAACCGGCGAGCCTTTCGGCTCCCCTGCCCAGCCCACCATAATTCTGGCGTGCGTGAGCGCAGACGATAAAAAAGACGCTGGCGCGTCGTATATCGCCTTGATCAATTCCGGGCTGCGACCCCCGGCACCCGCTTTATAAGGTGCTGGAACAGTGTAACGTCCCGAAATTACAGAATCAATATTTTGGCTTGAAACATTCATATGCTTACTGGTATTTTTACTAACGCAAATGTTCTTGGATGTTACTGGCTTACTTCTTTGTGAGGTTGCCTTTACTAACGTTGAGCGAGCCGGGTCACTACCCGGCTTTTTTTCACCGCTGCCAACCAATAACCTGAAATAACCCCATTTTCGGGTGATACCAGCGAGTCCCTCGCGGTTCTGCTTCCGCCATAACCTGATGGAAAGCAGCCATAAACGGTTCCACGGCAACAATTGCGCGACGTGACAACAATCCGTCCGGCGTCATGAACTCATGGGTGTCTGTAGGAATTTGATAAGCGTTCACCAGATTGCGGCATTTATCATCTGACAAACCGGTTTTCGCTTTCAGTTGGCGATATCCGGCATAGCCCTCACGAATGTTGCCCTTTTTGATTTGCTCAACTGTTTCGGCAACGTGGCTGACTTTTTCTTCCACCTGAGTGATCCGTTTCTGCTGACGAACAGCTTCAAGAGCCATCGCGGCAACCATTTCGATTTCGCTCATTGGCTTACGGATCTGTTCTTCCAGTTCGCGCCAGCGATCTACTAGGCGGGCTGTGAATTCGGGACAAAGCTGTGCGACGACAATGATGCTGTCGCGCTTACCTTGTTCGCCTTCGAAGATGTAAGCACCTACATTTCGTTTTAATCCTAAGTTGTTGATTATTTCGAAATTCGCCATTGGCGCACTTCGAATAATCCCCTTATCCATGAGCCTTTCAATGCTGCGCTTAACATCTTTGTGTTGGCTGCCCACCAACTCTGCGATTTCAAGGCTGGTCATGGATGCTTTGCCGTTAAAAATTGCGGTGTTCATTGTTGGTCTCCTGTGGGCTTGTCATCCTCTGTGTGCGCTAAGCTTGGATGTGGAAAAAGCTCTGGTAGGTCTGGACGAAATTCATACGCTTGGATCTTTCCGTCGACAGCTGCAACCAATAACGGCACAAATTCTGGTGAAATCTTGTTCTTGCAGTTCAACCAATCGCAGACTGTTGACTGGGCCTTTCCGCATCGCTTGGCTAAGGCTTGCTGACTTCCAAGAATCTCAATAGCTTTCTCTATGGCTTTATGTTTCATAATCGCATCTCCTATTGAACGCATAATAACAACAGGAAAAGCGATATTCAACGTTAAACCTAGAACATTTATCGGAAAGCCGATAGACTAGCCAAGATAGAGAGGGGAGGAAAATCGCAATGACATTTTCAGAACGACTTGATTTAGCTATGCGCAACGCAAAATTTACGCAAGGTAGGCTGGCCAAAGAAGTGGGTATGGCTCAGTCCAGTGTCAATCAACTACTTAACAAAGCCAACGGTTCCAGAAAAACAGTCGAAATAGCAAAAGTTTTGGGCGTTAACCCGGAATGGCTCGCATCGGGTGTTGGCCCAATGGAAATCGTGACCTCTGCAGACTCACACCAAATACGTAACATTTCTGAAGATTGGGTTACTGATTCGTATGTCGTGGATGTTTTAGACATCAGATATAGTTGCGGACCTGGCAGTTATAACTCTGATTTTCCTGACATTGTCAGATCTATAGCGATAGAACCAGGATACGCATCAAGAGTTTTTGGCGGCAGACCAGCATCAGCAATCAAAGCAATAAACGCCCACGGCGACAGTATGAAAGGCACAATAGACCCTGAAGACTTGGTATTTGTAGATGTATCAGTTCGCACATTTAATGGTGATGGTATATACGCCTTTACATACTCTGGAACATCGCACATCAAAAGACTTCAAAAAATCAAAGATACTCTAACGGTGATATCTGACAACCCAGCTTACAAGGATTGGGCTATCGAACCGGAAGACTTTGAACAACTTCACATTGACGGAAAAGTAATTGTCAGTTGGCCTATGACACTACACCGTTTTGCATAAGCAAAAATCATTTAACCCGCCCACTCTTAAGTGGGCTTTTTTTTGGAAAAAATCGATAAACCGATTGACAGGCGAAATCGGTAAACCTATTATTATGGCATAGGTATCGAACTCACCAAAGCAATTATAGAGGATGAGAAAAATGTCATCGTATATGGGGTTACCAACAAATCAGCACGATGCTCTTGAGAATATTCAGCTCTTAGTCGGGGCTGGTGCACTACTGTATAGCAGCAATAACCCTGAGTTAATTGAACTTGCCAGCTCCATCCTGGCTGTAACTCAAAAATATAGCCTCACAGCGTCGCGTTTATGCAAACAAAATTTAGCTATTAATTCCCAGAATCGGATTAGCACTCAACGCGAAGCCTGCGGCTTAACAACCGCCGAACTCGCCAGGCTGCTCGATCTCGATGAAGAAATTATCATCCAGTGGGAGAGCGGAGAGTATGAACCAACCATCAGCATGCTTATCCCACTGGCAAATATTCTTGGCTGCGATCCGATGTGGCTGTTAACTGGCGAGGTTACTCCTCCGGAGCAACCAAAAAGTGAGGAGCAGCAACACCATGACGCATCTCAACAAGTTTGCTCCTTATCTCGCGAAGCTCTTCTACGGAAGAACCAATACCAATGGTGACATAATCACCGCTTCGCCCCTCAAGGTACATGCGAACATTTTTATCAATCATTGCGGAAACAGTCTCAATATGAAAACACTTCTGAGACTCGCTATATAGCAGAACATATAAGTCAGCTGAGGAAGCCGTGAAAAAGTTCGAAAACATAACTGCTCTCCATGTTGATGACTTTGATTATACAAACCCGGAACTTCTCCCGGAGGTTGTAAAGGCAATAGATGTTGCCGATATAGTGATTAGAGGAAAGAGAATCGTCAAAAACAGGCTCGCATGCACTTCAGGAGCAATGACAGAAACAACCTCACAACAAGATGATTATGAAGGCATTTGTCTGGAGCCGGACTCATTTGCGGTAAATGTTTATCATTTATTGCATGCAACACAGGTATTACATATGTCAAGTAATCACGAAACAAAAACACTTGGCAGCGAAATTCTGAATTTTGCATGTGAATATGCAAAAGCTGCTGCCGAAAAAGAATTAGCACAATAACAATAAATATTCCCTGAATGTTTATTACGGTTTTATCGCCGGGGATTGTTGCAACCTTTATTCGCAGGTGATTATGTTATGACTTTCCTGAAACATAAGGCATCGTATAAAACTGCCTGCCTCATTGTACAACATGGAGATTCTTATCTTCATATAGCCAACCTGTATTTGCGCAAAGCATATGGGAGATAAGTCAATGGAAGAAAAACAACAAAACATAACACATAAAAAAGTAAGAGTGTTGCTAACCATTGAAAATGGGAAGGTAATTCACTCAAAACATCTGTTGGATAATGAATTTGTTGGCTGCATGGATACATTTTTGTTGGTGGTAAAAAGAGCGGGTTACACTATTATTCCACCAGCAAAGGAGCAAACATTATGAATCATTCAGAGTTCCGACCAGAAGTTACGCCACACGGTATAAAAATTGGCAATACAACCATAGATTATGCCGAGGCCGTACAGCGACTTAATGATGGTGAATACGATAATCCAAATTCTCAAGGTTTAAGAATTATGCAGTGTATTGCTGAAGCCGATGATGCCGGATTACTGGGACGATTTTCAGTCGATATGAAAGTTGCTCAATGGCGATGGCTGTATGTGACAACATTTATAAATGAAGAGGAAGACAAGAACGGCACCATTGATATCCCTAACGATAATGGAACTACAGATCGCGCAGTTATTTACAAGGGTAAACATGGTTGCCTGAGTATCTACCCAGGGCCACTTCGCATTGCCCTGCAAAACCATGTCGAATGGAGATTCATTGAAAAATATGGCGAAGCTGAAGGCATGGGGCGAGTTCTGTTTCTCTATCAAAAAATGCTCATCGCAGATCCTGATAATGGCTTCATTGTCTCTGCTATGGGACGAGAAGGGCTTGAACTTCTTCTGGATGAAATGATTCACGATCTGAATACTCATGGTATGCCAGAAACACCATTGGCACATTAAACATGTCAAATCAGAATAAAATTAATGTATTTCAGGTTGAATCAAAACATAAAACACCTGTGATAAAACACGTTCGCCGCCATACACTCATCTATACGCCAGAAGAGTTTATGGCAATTCCAATGATAAAGAAGTTTATTCGTGATAATCCCGATCACATTGCTATAGATAAACATAACGGAGAAATAATGTTATCACGCGAACTTGCCGAAATTTACTGTAACGTGAATAACGGTAAAAAATTGAAAAAGGCAATCCGAAAAAAATCAGGAGTAACAAAATGAATAGCATCGAGACACAATGTTCCTCATCTGAAGTTATGAACTATGACCCGAATCTGACGTTGTACGGACGCATGGCAAAACAAACTGTTCTATTAACTTTCGGGCTATGGGAATACCGCGAAACATTCGAAGTTTCTGTCGGCGGCAATCTGACCGGACTGGATGTTATCAGTTGCGCCATTGAAAGCCTGTACGCAACGCTGCCTTATGAAGAAGTCGAGGATGAGCGCGATATCATAGCCACCATTAATATCGGCGGCATGGAATGCAAGGATGAAAACCTGAACGGAGAACTCTGGCTTGCCGGGATGCTTATCTCGGCAGAAATCATCAGTATTGAACCCGCTACAAACATACGACTCTGAAGTTCTCACAACTCAGGGAGCAGGAGAAAAAATGTTCGCTTTGATTAATCAGGGGCAACTGTATACCGATAGTGCTGGCTACCCGATAAAAATTATTCGCTGCATAAACAACACTGTGTTGTACAGAAGAATGGATGGGCGAACACAGTCGGTAAAAATAAACGATTTTAATGAACTGTTTGAACGAATCGATCACCAGGAATACCGACAAATTCTGGCAGAAACAGAGCAGGAAGCTCATCTGAAAAAATTACGGGTCATGAAAAGGAAGTAAAGAATGAATAAAGCGTTTGAGCTATGGGTACGCCAGCGTTACGGCAATCGCTATGACCTGACGCGAGATGTTGACGGTTTCCACTGTCGTGAAATTGTGAAACGAATGTTTGAAGTGTGGTGTTACTGTCGTGGACTGAATGTTGTGTGAGGTAATGCATGGGCAATGTGATTCAACTGGCTCCCAATGAATGGGTTTGTGAAAGCGTTCTTATCGCAATTACCGGGCTCAAACCAGGCACAATTCTTCGGGCCCGGAAAGAATGCTGGATGGTTGGAAGAGAGTATATTCACGTATCACCAGACGGTAATCCAAAGCCTTCCAGCGAATGTATGTATAACAGAAAAGCAATAGATGCCTGGGTCGCTTCAATGAAAAACAAACAACCTGGGTGATTTAATGCCATGAAATATGTAAGCTCGTATCGCTCTTGGGCGTCTGGAGGTATGAATGGATAAAGTTAAATATCCAACAGGCGTCGAAAACCACGGTGGCACATTGCGCATCTGGTTTAATTTTAAAGGTAAACGTGTCAGGGAAAATCTTGGTGTCCCTGACACTGCCAAGAACAGGAAGATTGCCGGAGAACTGCGGACATCGGTATGTTTTGCCATCCGCACAGGAAGCTTTGATTATGCTGCACAGTTCCCTGACTCCCCTAACCTTCAGGCTTTTGGGGTAAGTAAAAAAGAAATTACGGTGAAAGAACTTGAAGAAAAGTGGCTGGATCTGAAACGAATGGAAATCTCTGCAAATGCATTCAATCGTTATGAATCCGTTGCAAGAACGATGGTCCCGAAAATTGGAGGTAGCAGACTGGTGTCAACGGTGACCAAAGAGGAATTGCTGTATATCAGGAAAGATTTGCTGACCGGATACCAAAATCCAACAAAAGGTAAGGCTCCGGTAAAAGGGCGAAGCGTTATCACAGTAAATTATTACATGACGACAATCGCTGGAATGTTTCAGTTTGCTGCAGATCACGGTTACTTAGAAGCAAATCCCTTCCAGGGAATTAAGCCTCTTAAAAGAGCCAGGGCAGAGCCAGATCCGCTAACTCGTGACGAATTTATTCGCCTGATAGATGCTTGCCGACATCAGCAGACGAAAAACCTGTGGTCATTGGCTGTGTACACAGGAATGCGTCACGGTGAACTGGTCTCCCTGGCCTGGGAAGATATCGATCTGAAAGCAGGAACTATTACTATCAGGCGCAATTATACGAAACTCGGTGAGTTCACTCTACCTAAAACTGAAGCAAGTACAAACAGGGTTGTGCATCTTATCCAGCCCGCTATCAGTGTCCTGAAAAATCAGGCTGAAATGACAAGACTGGGTAAGCAGCACAACATCAAGGTTCAACTACGTGAATATGGACGTTCAGTGAATCATGAATGTACTTTCGTGTTTAACCCCCAGGTGGTTAGAAAAAGCAAACAGGTCGGTTTTATCTACAAGGTAGATTCTATTGGCGACTCATGGGAAACAGCCATTAAGCGTGCGGGCATCAGGCACCGGAAAGCATACCAGTCACGACACACTTATGCGTGCTGGTCATTATCTGCCGGAGCAAACCCAAGCTTCATTGCCAGCCAGATGGGCCATGCAAGTGCCCAGATGGTGTTCAATGTATACGGAGCATGGATGACTGACAGTAATGCAGAACAGATCGCAATGCTGAATCAGAAGCTGGCAGATTATGTCCCAATGATGTCCCATGGTCACCAAAGTGACACAAGAGACTTATTAAAATCAGTGGGTTAG